AGCTCGCGCTCATCGAGGGCGGCTTCACGAGCGTGTAGATCGTTGCTGCGCTCGTTGAGCCCGCCCTCGCGCTCGGCGAGCTGGGCCTCGCCCCTGGCTACCGCCTCCTCGCGCACCGCAAGCTCGGTGGACACGTCGGCGAGTTCCGCCCGGAGCCGAACCTTCTCGGCCTTGTAAGCCTGGAGTTCGTTGGCCGCGGCCTGTCTCTCGCGGCTTGCCTCCTCCTTGGCCGCGAGGGCCTTGTCGAGTTCCGCGAGCTGAGCCTGCACGAGCGCCGGATTCTGCACCAAGTGCAATAGCGCATTGAGCGCCGACGCCATCTGTTTCGGGTCCATTAAGCCGCCACTCCTGCCTCAACCGGCACTTGCCCACCCGACTGCTCGAGCTGCTGCTGCGCCTGGATCTGAGCCACCATTTCGCGAATCTGGTTGCCGAACTGCATCAGCCCTGCCTCGTCGAGGAACAACTCGAGCTTGGCGTGCCGCTGCTGTGCCAGCCACGGAACCGCCTTCTCGCTACGAATGGCGCCGATGGCGATCTCAGGCCCGAAGATGCCCTGCAGGTCTTGCACGACCGCCTTGAAGCGCTCGACGGCCACGCCGCGCACGTCGCTGGCCAGCGGGCCGGTGAGCTCCACCTCGGCGAGGTTCCGCTCGAAGTTGGTCCGCGGAATGAGGCCCATGCGGACGGCGAGGTCGAGCACGCGGCGCATGAGCGGCTCGGCGAACTCGCCCTTGAGCTGTCCGTACACCCCGCGCTGCTCGCGCAGCTGCTGCTGCACACGGCCACTGTACTCGGTGGCCGACATCTCGCGTTCTTCGATGCGGACGACGTAGAACGCCCGGCGGATCGAGGTGCGGAGATCGTTCAGCACCAGCTCGGAGACATTGAAATCTCCCGGGCTCTCGATTGGCTGGATGCCCTTGGAGCCCTGTGCGATCACGAACAGCGCGCCCGGCCGAATCTGCACGTTGTTGGGGTTGATTACCCCATCGTCCTCGACCTGGAAGACGCCGGTAATCGCAAAGGCGGCGTTCTCCATGACGAACTGGACGATCTTGTTGGCAACCTTGACGTCGGGCAGGGCCTGCATTCCAGGCCCGTCGCCCCATGCATTCCCAGCCTCGATGTGCGCGCGGTAGCAGATGATCGGCGGCGTGTTCTCCGTCTGCTCGGCCACCTTGTGCTTGGTCGCCAACTCCCAGTAGCAAACCTGCCAATCCGGGCCCTCGGAATAGACGCCCATCCAATACTCGAGCTCGCTGTCAGGATCGTCCTTCTGCTGCTTGCGAGCGTTTTCAGACCAGTCTCCGTTTACAATCGAGACATCCAGGTCCCGAGCCTTGGTCTTCACCTTGCGGAATATGCCCGTGATCCGGCCACTGGCATCGGACTCGACAGCCATCTGGTAGGCCGGGAGCGCCGTAAACCTGAGCCGCTTGTCGTCCAGCGGATCGATGTCCACGGCGAGGAAGCCGGTGCCCAGCAGGAACTCCTTGTGCGCGGCCACCGCCGAGCCATCGAAATTTGACCGATTGATCAGCGCGGTGGTGATGTTGGTCTGCTGCTCGGCGTAGGCCTCGACCTCGTCGCGAATGCCCTCGTCAATGTCCGTGCGCGGCACCCAGCGTCCCCAGACCTGATCCCATGGGTGGATGGCCTCGGCGATCTGAGAGGCACCGTCGGCCAGCGCCTGCATGCCCGTGCTGTCGAACAGGTGATCATAACTGTTGCGGGTCTGGTTGGCCTCGTTGTTCTGCGCGTCCTGCGCCTTCCAGCGCTTTGGCATGTACCACTTGTAGGCTTCGCGCAGCGCCGTGTGGTGGATGGTGGCGACCGTCCAAGCCTTCTCGGCCCGGCGATGCAGGCGATCCATCTCATCGCTGATTTCTTGCTCGGCCAGGGGTCAGACCCCTAACAACTGCGACAGGGTCGAGGGTAGACCCCGCAGACCGCCGGTGATGAAGCTCGACAGGCCACTGCCGCGGCGCTTGCGGATCTCTTCCTGCCGCTTCATCTCGGCCTCGCGTGCCTGGTCGATCTTGGCGAGCCGCAGCTCCTCGTCAGTCTTGGCGGCAGCCACAGCGAGCTCGGCCGGGGCCTGCACGACTGTAGGCTCGGGAATGGGCGCAACTGCAGCGGCCGCGGGGAGAGGCGCGAGCACCGGTGCGGCTGCGACAGGGGCGGCTGCGACAGGGACGGCAACCGGGGCCACAGCGGCGGCTGCGACAGGGGCCACAGGTGCGACTGGCTTGGGCTTTGCCGCCGCTGCAGCCGGCTTCTTGGCACCGCCGGTGAGCTGCTGGTCGATCTCCGCGAGCCGGAAGCGGGTCAACGCCCGGCTGAAGATCCCGCCGCCGCCGGCCTCGGCAGCTGCGCCCCGTGCTTCAGCGGCGTTGCGGTCCGAGAGCAGCTGGATCTGCTGCTGGGTGAGCGTCATCGGGCGCGGAGCACCCGGGCGCTGTGCTGCCGGCTGTCCAACCCTGGACCCAGGCGCTGGCGTGTAGCCGCGCTGGACGGTCCCGCCGCCTTTCGGCTTGATGATCGGCTGCTTGTATGCGGTCGGCATGCCACGCCGCTAGGCGGTGGGGATGTGTCACGTCAACCCACGGTAGCTAGACGGCTATGCCTCGGGAGGAATGAGGATGCGGCGGCGGTTCATTGCGCGCCTCCACGTACCGTTTGCAGCCAGGCCTTGGCCGCGTCTGCATTAGCAGGGCGCAAACCGTTCTCATCCAGCCCCTCGGCCTCAAAGAACTCCTTGCGGGTCATGCCGAGCCTCTTGAGGGCAAGGTGAAGCAGTTGCTCGAGCTGGTATCCCTCTATGAACAGCTTCGTGGTGTATTTCTCGTCCTCGGTCATATCACCTATCCCAGATCGAAAAATCGGTCTTCATAACCCTCATCGGCTGCGATCCCGTCATGGCCAGAGCGCCCTCGTGGCGTGCGATCTTCATGTTCTTCGCGATGTGCATGCCGGCGAGCTGCATCCCCATCACCCCGGTGCGGAAGGCGTCCGCAGCGTGGCTGTTCTGATCATGCTCGGGGCCCATGAACCGCTCGAGCTGCGGTGACCAGCGCTTGGTGTACGCCTTCAGCCGCTCGTAGCCTATGCCAGTCTTGGCCTTGTCGAACCAGCACATGGGCAGGATGCGGCGGACGGCGTCGATGCCGTGGAGGATGCTCGTAGGCTTGGGAACCACGGTCATGCGCCAGCCGAGCTCCCGGGCGGCCTTCTCAGGCGTGCTGCCGGTCTGGAAGTTCGTCGTGGCAAAATCATGCGGCACCAACTGCCCTCGCGGCTCGAAGGTCCAGCCTTGGTCTCGGCGATCGTTGAGCACCTGGATGTAGTGCGCTAAGCCCTCGCCATCGGCCTCGTAGTAGTCGATGAACCGCAGCGCACCGCCCCGCTCACGCTGCACGAACCAGATCACGGTGGCGTCGTAGTGCCCGATGTCCCACCAAGTGTAGACCGGCAGCGCCGGATTCCACGGAACATGGGTGACGCGCTCCTGATCGTCAGCCTGCTCGAGCAGTCGTCCGTAGTAGCTGCCCGTGTTTGGAGCCTCGAAGCTGCACCAGAACTCCTGCCGCGCGTGGCCTTCGTCCGTCACGCCATAGAGAATATCCCGCCGCACCGCATCGGCCAGCGGCTCCAACTCATCGTTATTCGCTGGGGTTGGGACCATCATCCGCGTCTGCTCACAGTCGAGCTTACTGTGGAACCAGTCCGGATTGTCCTTGGCCATGTCGTAGAGCTTCTTGCCGTGGTTGTTACCACGGGGAGTGTACGGGAAGATTGCTATTCCGCCATTGCGGACAAGGATCGGGTAAAGCAGCTTCCAAGCTCTATCGGCATGTTGCGACGTTGCGAACTCGCTCATCACCACGATCTTCGGGTTTGAGCCAATGTACCGGTCGATGTTGTCGAAGCCGCCCAGCTGGAACACACTGCCGTTGTACAGCTTCAGGAACGCTTCCTGGCTGTTGGCGCGATTGCCGCCGCGAATATCCTCCGGGAATGCCTGGTCGAGGTAGGTCTGACCGACGTCGTTGAGTTCGCGGAAGACGGTGCGCTTGGCCTGCCCGAACTCGGGGAAAAGGTACAGGCAGCTGGTCGGCTCCAGCGCCATCTGCGTAGCCACCCAGTTCAGCGCCAGCGTGTCCTTGCCCGCCTTGCGGTGCCAGAGCATCAGCACGCGCTTGCAGCCCTCGTCCAGAGCCTTCCATGCGGGGATCTGATACCAGCGCGGCATCCATTCGTTCGGCATCAGGACATCGCGGGTGGTCATTCGATCACCTTCACTTCCTCGGCCTCGCCCTCGATCTCGGTGAACCGCCGCACGATGACCCTGATGTCGCCTGAGACGTTGAGATCCGAGCGCTCACGGTACTTCTCAGGGCGACGTGCCTTCAGCTTGAACATCATAAGATTGTCGCTGTACTCACGTATATATCCGCATTCATCACCTTTATAGAAGACCGGCTTTTCTGTACCGTTAACAGCCCTGCGATAAGCCTCATCCTCCATAGTGTCGGTGCCGCACTCCAATGCTTCGTCCCATCGGAGGGCGAAGTCTTCGTCATTCCTACGCCATTCATACACCTGCGTTCTACTTACACCAGCCGTGATAGCTGCCTTATATACGCTTCCACCGGCCGACAGAACTTCTAGGAACGCCTGCTCTATTTTAGGTGTGCGTTTGGTGCGGTCTACAACTTGCGCCATGGCAGTATCACGCCGCCTTCTTGCGCCAGTTCGGGTTGCCACCTTCGCCAGAACCTGGATCTATTGCGAACTTCTCCAACATCCGCTGAACGTAGCGGCAATCCATGCCTAGAGCTCGGGCCACGGGGCGGATGCCGGGGCCGTAAGCGGCGACTGCGGCCAGCCACTCGTCACGACCGCGGACGCGAGCCCTACGGACCGGCAGCGGCAGCTTGTAGGCCCATGCCGCCCTCCTGATGGTATTGCCGGCGCAGCGGAGCATCTTGGCGGCCTCGCGGATGGTAAGCCCGGCGCCGATGGTAGCGCTGAGATCGGACGGTGTCAGCATGTGGGGCATTGATCGGCTCCGTTCTTTGGCAGCTGCGCCCTGTCGAGCAGGCCCATGCGGATCAGGTAATCGATGCGGCTTTCGACGGGTGCGGGTTCGGGGCGTGGCTTGAGGCTGATCTGTTTTCGCCGGGAGATCTCGTGGCATTCCTTGCAGTATCGACAGACGCGGCGCCGGCCGAGCACGATCTGGGTGCTCCACTCGGTGAGCTCATGGCCGTGGGCGCATTGGGCCGCGAGGTAGCCTGCTAGGGGCATTGATCGGCTCCGCTCATTCTGCGGCTACCCTAGCCGCTTGCATCGCATATCGTCCAAGACCTAGGTCAGGCGCGCAGACCGGCCTATTGTGTGTTTCGATCTCTCGTCCGGTCATCTCTCGGTAGACCTGTCGAGTTCTGTCCATGACGTAGGCCTGGTGAACTGGTTCCATGCGCAGATACCAGCGGGCCCAAGCCTCGAGGGCGAAGCCGTAGACGGCTCGTCCGCTCCTGATGGCATCGGTCTCGCGCAGGCCATTCTGCGGCCTGACCTTGCCCCAGACGCGGGCGGCTTCGGCCAAGAACTGCTTCCAAGCATTGTCATCGAGGCATGCGTCCTGAGCATCTGGGCGAAACATGCCGAGAAGTAGGATTGCTTCGTTGCGCATGGTAGCGCCGATATCTGCGTTGGTAGTTGGTGTGCTGAGGGATCTCTCGAGGCTGCGATGCTCCTCGATTTCCATGGCCATCTTGCGAATATCGGCAGGCTTTGGCCATTTCTCACCATCCTTGATCAGGCGCTTGCAGGCATCTGAAAGGACAAGAGGATCGATATCCTGCAGCGCCTCAATGTACAGGCCATTCTGCCAACGTATCTGTTCCGGGCTCTGCTTGTATAGCGGGCCATGGACTGAACGCAGGTTGGTCAGGAGTGCCGTGATATGCTCCGGCGAACTCTTCGCCATTTGCCCTCATCCTTGCGATTGCTTCTAGCGTCATGCGATGTGCTTGGAGGTTCGGATCTTCGGCCGGCGCGAGTGCTGTGGCCTTAGCCGCCACGACCGCAGCGATGCGTTCGGTGGCTCGGTTGGTGAGCATTTTCTGGGCGTAGGCGAGCGGGTCGCCTCTGGCCTGAGCCAGGGCTTGCAGCAGGGCGTTCTCGACGGCTGCGGCCGATCCTCGATCTGCGACCATGGCGGCGACGCGGCGCTCGAGGAGGGCGAGGGACATGCCGAAGCCTTCGAGGCGTTTCTGGACCAATTCCAGCGTCGCAGACGAGACCGTTTCCTGCCGCTGCTGCTCCGCGGATGGAGGTTGAGTCTGGAGGTCGGCGGCAGGGGAGTCTTTCTCCCTTTCGTTGGAGTTAGAGGTAGAGGTAGAGGATAAGAGGACTTCTG